CTCTTAAAAATTGTGCCCATTAATCCTGCAGATATTGTGGGCTCAGCGGAACTGTGGATTTATAATAATAAAACTAGAAAACTTGGAAAATATGTGGCTGCTTCATATCAAACGTTGTCAGTCAAAGGGACTACTATAATTGGATTTGATGCAGATAAATCTGTGAGCAAGACTCTAAGAAAACCCGAGGAACAACTTAAAGAGTTTGCAAAAGCCGGCAAAATAGCACTGCGAACTTTTATGAAAGATATCAAAGCAGTGGAAACCAAACTCAATGGTAGAATTGGCATAGATATACTGCTGTTAAAAGCCAGTTAATTTCATAATGTGTCGTTCAGTCCTGTTAGCTAAATATTGCTAACAGGACTATTTTTATGACCGATGTTGTAATACAACCAGATTTAAAAGGGGATCTTAGTTTAAGAACTAAAAATTTAGGCGGCCCCGGCTTTATTAGCCAAGAAAGTGCCATGGCAGTAAATGAGCAAATTCAGACATTAGCTCAGTTACGCAACGAAATGATTGACTATATAAGGCTTCGTTTAGGCGATCAAATAGTTGATGTAGAATTAGACAAAGAACATTACGATCTTGCTATTAAACAAGCACTTACAAAATACAGACAAAAAGCACAAAACAGTGTAGAAGAAAGTTATGCATTCCTGGATTTAATTCCGAACGTTCAAGAATACATTCTTCCAAATAATATTATGGAAGTTAGACAGATTTTTCGACGCGGTATAGGTAGTACAACAGGCACAACAGCCAGCCAATTTGAACCGTTTGCATCGGGCTATTTAAACACTTATATGTTGGTAGCTGGTCGTGTTGGTGGACTGACAAATTATGAATTATTTGCACAGTATCAAGAATTGGCAATGATGATGTTTGGGGGATATATTAACTATACCTGGAACAAAGTCACCAAAAAGCTTACATTAGTAAGAAAAATTCCGTACGACGACGGCACTGTAATTAATCTTAATTCTTTGGTAGCAGTGGGCGCTGAAATACAAATAGTTCTTCAGAGACCACAGACCCAACTTAAGATTGGGGACAGTGTTTATATTCAAAAATGTCCCGTTCAAGGATATAACTCGCAATATCGAATACAGACAATTAATCCAGCCGGGACACAAATTACAGTTTTGGCAAATCAAACTCTGGGGGCTACCAGCGTTACAGGAACTGACTTACAAAAAACTCAGTTTATGATACCAAATTTAGACCCTGAAAATGATAATTTTGAAGGTGTTCTTCTTTGGATTTACAATTATAAACCGGACAGTATGCTATTAAGTGATCCACAAGTTTATCCCTGGTTACAGGAATATTCTTTAGCATTTTGTAAAAGTATATTAGGACAAGCTAGAGGAAAATTTGCCAGTATTGCAGGACCACAGTCGGGCACTCAGTTGAATGGAGCAGCATTATTGGCAGAAGCTCAAGCCGAAATGGAACAGTTAGAAAAAGATTTGGCAAATTATGTTGATGGATCAGAACCGTTGACATGGGTCATAGGTTAATGTAAAATAAGGACTCCTGGGAGTCCTTTTTTATGATTATTGGTATTTGTGGTCTTATTGGTGCAGGCAAAGACACTGCCGCAGATTATTTGGTAAATTTTTATGGCTTTCGACGAGATAGCTTTGCAGCTACTCTTAAAGATGCAGTAGCATCAGTGTTTGGGTGGGACAGAGAGTTACTAGAAGGTCGTACTAAAAACGCCAGGGAATGGAGAGAACAAATAGACCCTTGGTGGTCTAATCGTTTGAACATGCCCCAATTAACGCCCAGACTTGTACTACAGTTGTGGGGCACAGAAGTTTGTCGAAAAGGGTTCCATGATGATATCTGGATTGCCAGCGTTGAAAACAAAATACGACTGGCCAAAGATAACATTGTTATCAGTGATTGTCGATTTCCCAATGAAATTCAAAGTATTCGTAATGCAGGCGGCCGCGTAATACGTATTGCCCGCGGCCCAGATCCAGACTGGTTTAATCTAGCACGTATTGCACCAAATGAAATGCAAAAAATATATCCAACAATTCATGCAAGCGAATACAGTTGGGCATCTACTAATTTCGATCTAATTGTAGACAATAACGGATCAATCGAAGATTTATACAATCAACTTAAAAATCTGGTGTAAGGGGACTTTCCTTCCAAGGCAACCTGCTGGCCGCCACTTCTACCCTACAATTTAAACATAAGGTTTTTAAATTTAGCGTAGAAGTATTTTTAAGATTGCCGTCTATGTGAAAAACTGTCATTTGTTTTTCTGGGTACTTACCTCGATACCCACATTTTTCGCACACAGATTTTTTTCGATACCCTGACTTAAACCAATTTGGGGGTATCGGCTTCAACTTTTTGCCTTTACGAATACAACTATCGCATAGTTTCCTATAATGATGTTGTCCTTCTTTTATATAATTTATTGCGGCTGGATTAGAATTACAGACTACACATAAAGGTCTTTGCATCATATATTTATGAAACCTTTGCAAAGGGCAACCAAACAGCCCATATTTTATTTCTTTCGATAAATATCTTTACAGAATAATGAGGAAATGAAACATGGCATTAGTTTCACCAGGCGTACAAGTTACAGTTACAGATCAAAGCAATTATGCACCAACTGCATTAGGATCGGTAGCTTACCTTCTTGTGGCAACCGCCCAAAATAAAGTTGCCCCAGGTGGTACCGCATTAGCTGCTGGTACCTTACAAGAAAATGCAGGCAAGATTTATACTATAACTAGTCAAAGAGATCTAGTAACCACATTTGGTACACCCATTTTTAAAACAACATCTGGTGGTGCACCTATAAATGGGGACGAACAAAACGAATATGGCCTGCTGGCAGCATACAGTGCATTAGGGGTCAGCAATGTAATTTATGTACAAAGAGCTAACGTTGATTTAGGTGCGTTGGGCGGAACAACTTCTAGACCATTGGCAAATCCAAGTAACGGTAACTTATGGCTAGATGTTTCTAGTAGTGACTGGGGCGTATACGAATGGGTTTCTAGTACTCAATCGTTCTCTAAAAAATCAACTTCGGTGATTACAAATACAACATATTTGCAAGGAGATAACTTTACTCCAACAGCAAACATTGGACAAATTGGTGATTACACAGTTAACGCATATGATGTAAATAATCCAGTTTTTTACAAAAGATTTGATAATACATGGCAGCTAGTGGGTAGTAAAGGTTGGCAAGCAGCTATACCAGCAGTTACAGGAACTGCAACTAATCCAGTAATTGCAAACACCAGTATCATTAGTATTAATAGTACTAACGTAACATTGTCTGGTTCTTCTAATGTTTCTTCCGTTAATTCTGCAATTAATTCTGCAAGTATAACAGGAATTCAATCTCGTGTTTTAAACGGACAGATTGTTATCAGTGCTACAGCAGACGCCACCAATTCTGCATGTAACATTGTAAATGCAAGTGGAACAGCGTTGACCACATTGGGTATCACTGCTGGAATTTATCCAGCTGCTGTAACAGCTATAGCACCTTATAATCAAATTCCGGAATGGCAAGGAAATGCATTCGTTGGAAAACCATCTGGATCTGTTTGGCAAAAAGCCAGTACATTAGGCAGTGGAATGAATATGTCTGTTAAGGAATATAACAGTACAACAGGCGTATGGACAGCAAGAACTGTAAACAATTATGCAAATGTGTTCACCGCAACTTACGGATTAGATCCTACAGGTGGTGGTTTAAATATTGCTCAAGGTACAGTTTTTAGTCAATATAATGCATTTGGAAATCTAACTTGCACAAACTATCTATGGCAACGTGTTAGCACAGGTTCTACAGTTGTTGTAGCTAATACTAATTCGGTGGTTGCACCAGGCGTTGGTAGTAGTTTTACATTGCAAACAAGAGCTAATGCAACATTAGGAACAGTCACTTCATACAATGTAACAGTTACTACAGGTACTGTAGTTGGATTTGTACAGGCTGTACTTGCTGCTGCTATCCCTAACGTAACAGCAGACCAAGATGATTCAGGTGCAGTAAGATTAACACACACCCAAGGTGGTGATATGGTGTTTGTTGATGGAGCAGGAACTCCGTTAGCGAATGTAGGTATTAATTCTACAGCAACAAGAGTTTATGCAAGCCCAGAAGTTGGGGACACCGCACTAGTAGGCACAAATTGGAAACCGTTGGAAGATGTAACTTATACAGCCAGTGCTACTCAACCTTATGTAGCACCAGTCAATAATTCATTATGGTACTACAATACTCCAACCAGAGCAGATATCATGGTAAGCAATGGATCTGCTTGGGTAGGATACAGAACATTAAGTTCAGATATTCGCGGGTATAATCTAACTCAAACAAACTCAACAGGGCCTATACTTTCTACAGAGGCTCCGACTAGGCAAGATGACAACACAGCGTTAGTGTACGGTGATTTGTGGTTGGACACAGGTGATTTAGAAAATTATCCAAAAATTTATAGATGGCAAAATGTAACCGGGGTTGATCAGTGGGTATTATTAGATAATACAGATTCAGTTAGTCAAAACGGAATTATTTTTGCAGATGCTCGTTGGGCAACAAGTGGGACTACAAGTCCGTCATTGGATGCTATTCCAACTATCGCAGCGTTATCTAACAGCAACTACGTTGATTTAGATGCACCAGATGCTACATTATATCCACGTGGCATGCTGATATTCAATACAAGGGCTAGCGGATATAATGTAAAAGAATATAGAGTAAACTATTTTAATAGTACTTCGTATCCAAATGAATCCTTGCCTACTCAAAAAGATGCATGGGTAACAGCAAGTGGATTCGATTCTAGCGGAGTTCCAAATTTTGGTAGAAAAGCTCCGCGTGGGGTAGTAGTTGCAGCTTTAAAATCTGCTATTGACAGTAGCACAGCACTGAGAGAAGATGCTAATAACTTCAATTTAATTTCATGTCCAGGGTATCCAGAATTAATTCAAAACATGACTGCTCTAAACGAAGATCGTGATAATACAGCATTCATAATTGGAGATACTCCATTACGTTTACAAGGAACAGGAACATCAATTCAAGCTTGGGCACAAAATTCTGAAGGAGCAACAACAACCAGTGAAAGTGGTTTAGTTACAATCAATCCTTATGTTGGAATTTATTATCCGCAAGGACAAACCAACGATTTAAGTGGTAATCCAGTGGTAGTGCCAGCAAGTCATGCTGTTATAAGAGCAATTATTAAGAGTGATAACATTAGTTATCCTTGGTTAGCACCAGCTGGAACACGCAGGGGTTTAATTGATAACCTTAATGCTATAGGATACATTGATAGTGCAAGTGGTCAATTTATTAATATAGGTGTAACTCAGGGTCTAAGAGATGTACTTTACACTAATAAAATTAATCCACTTACTTTCCTTCCAGGAAATGGATTGTTGATTTATGGACAAAAGACACTGAGTTCTACTCCTAGCTCACTGGACAGAATTAATGTTGCCCGTCTGGTTAACTATCTAAGACAGACTTTAAATACTATTAGTAGACCGTTTGTGTTTGAACCAAACGATCCTATTACAAGAAATGCAATTCTTGCAGTAGTAAACAGTTTACTAAACGATTTAGTAGCAAAACGAGGTGTAACAGACTACTTAGTAGTGTGTGACACAACAAACAACACGCCTGAGCGTATTGCCAGAAATGAGTTGTATGTAGATGTAGCAGTTCAACCAACTAAAGATGTTGAATTTATTTACATTCCTATCAGACTTAAGAATCCTGGCGAAATACAGGATGGTAATTTAGCAAGTGCATCAGCAGTAGGAACAGGAGCATAATATGGCAGTTTCATCGTTAACAAGATTCACAGTTCCATTGGGTGGTAACCAAAGTGCTACCAACCAAGGCTTATTAATGCCAAAACTTAAATTTAGATTTAGAGCTACATTTGATAATTTTGGTGTAAGTAATCCTAAGACAGAATTAACAAAACAAATTATGACGTTTGCTCGTCCGCAAGTAACATTTGATCCAATTGAAGTTCCTGTGTACAACAGCCGAGTTTATTTGGCTGGTCGCCCAACTTGGAATGCAGTTGCGGTATCATTGCGTGATGATGCCGGCGGCAATGTTTCTAGACTAGTGGGGGAACAGTTACAGAAGCAATTCGACTTTATGGAACAAGCAAGTGCAAGTTCTGGAATTGATTACAAGTTCATGACTACACTAGAAATGTTAGATGGTGCAAACGGTACAGTTGAGCCAATAGTGCTAGAAACATGGCAGCTATACGGATGTTTCTTAACAGATGTAAATTATAATGACGTTGATTATGGTAGCAATGACATGGTTACTATAACTATGAGTATACGTTACGATAATGCTATACAAACAACAGGTGGCGGAGTGGGCACTCCTGGTATAACACAGTTTAACACTGCTGCTATCACAGGATAAAAAGAAATACTTTACACACAAAGCTCGCTTCGGCGAGCTTTTTTATTGAATAAATATTAGTATGGCTTCATTATATAACGCTGATTTAAAACCTTTAGCTAAAGGGACGTTCACACATCCGTATGATCATGCAACTAAATTGTTTGTTACAGATACATATAGATTGGCACCCAAGCAAAGTTTTTTATATTATGTTGTAATTAATATAGATCCAAGTCAAACTCAGTTAGGTAGTGGGTTTCTTGGGGGAGTTTTAAGTTTTGCTGATAGATTCCAAAATTTAGAAACTGGGATGTTAGTTAAAAGAGTTGAATTACCAAAATTTAGCATAGGTACTAAGACTCTTAATGCATATAATAGAAAAAATATTGTACAAACTAATATTCAATATGAACCAGTTAACTTTACTTTTCATGATGATGCAGCAGATGTAATTACAAATTTTTGGAATGATTATTATACGTATTACTACAGAGACAGTGATTATGGTGTAAATGATTATTCTCGACCAGAGAAGTATGCGCCAAGAAACAAAATTGGTTGGGGGTATAGCCCAAGAAATAGTTCGTTACCGAATTTTATAAAAAATATCAGAATTTTTAGTTTACACAATAAACGATTTACTGAGTACCTTTTAGTCAATCCTATCATAACAGGTTGGCAACACGGTGAACATGATTCTTCAAATGATAGAAGTTTAATGGAAAACAAAATGACGGTGACATATGAAACAGTCAAATATTTTACAGGGTTCGTAAACCCAGTTAGCGTAGACGGTTTTTCGTTATTGCATTATGATAATGCTAGTAGCCCAATTAGCACCAGTGTAACTAATATCTACACAGATGCAGGATTTTTAGGTGTAGTTGATTCAGTTCCCAAAGATCTTAGAAAACCAGATGGATCAAATGGTGCTGGCGGTCCGTTGTCTAGTCTATTGTCTATGTTTAGATTATATAATAATTTAAAAAATGTAAATCTTAAAACAGTGGTTGGAACAACTTTGGGCTCAGCGGGTGTTGGTATTCTTAACAGTGCAGTTAATCAAGGATTGAATTATGTATTTCCTACATTAGGTGGCGGCCCAGCCGGTATTAACGGGTCAGGAGTTGTATCTGGCGGAGCAATAGGAAATTATCCTTATGCTAGCACTGTGCCTAATTTTGGCGCAACTATAGCAGGCAGTGCTGTTGGTGCAGTAACAGGAGCTGCTGTTAATGCAGTAAATGGCGGAATAAACTATGTAAGTTCTCAAATAAATCGAGGAATCGATAACGCAGTAAGTGGCATATTCCCCCCAACTGTCGGCAGCACTGCGGTAACAGACGTGGTAGACAATACAGGTCGAGTGATTGTAAATTCTTCTTCATTGCAGCCAATTACCGGAACTTCTACTGCTGTTTATTATGATAGTCAAGGTAATCCAATATCCAGGATACAGGTATCTGGTACACAGTCAGGCAGCTATAATCCCAGCAACTTAAGTGAAAATTTATTGTATGCACAAACAGTTACAGATCCATCAGGTCAAGAAATTATTGTTAATCAATATCGCGACGGAACACAAGTCAGATATGATTCAGTAACAGGTAACACTTTACAAGTTATTCCAGGTTCAAACAGTAATAACGTCATAGGATTACCAAATCAAAATATTAATACAAATCCAATTGACTCGCGAACTCTAGCAGCACAGGGAGTTGTATCACCGGCAAACAGTGTTCAATATAGAACAGATCCTAGAACTGGGTTAATATACACTGTGGGAAATAGCACAACTGCACTATTTACTAATACTCTTGCAGGGGCAACTGGCGCTGGTGTAGGATTATATGCAGGTCAGAGCTTAAATAATGCATTGAATAAAACCGGACTAGGAAATTCTATTATTGGTCGGGTTGTGTCTGGCGCAGTGGCTACCGCAACAGGGGCAGCCGTGGGTCGTGCGGTTAATAACGGATTACAAGTTGTAATTAATAAAGCAACAGGCGCAATAACACAAGGATTTGACCCCGCATCAGGACAAATTAGAAACGTTGCAAGTACATGGACCGGATCAGGCGGATATGATGCAACTAAACCGTTGGATAATACTGTATCTGTACAAAAATTCGATGACGGGTCTTCGTTGTTTGTATATAAAGATGGAACGGTTCGGGCTATTGATTCAGACGGTAAACAAACATTGACTCCGGGATCAAATGATTCTGGTTTACTAAGTTTCTTCAACAAGCCGCCAGGACAAAATATAGACTCGGCTGCTGTGGAGGCACCGTATGGTGGTATATGGACAGATGGTAGCGGAAATCCAATATACACTGGTTCGGGAGAATATGTGTACTATGGAGACCCGTCGCTTCAACCTGCAGCACTCACAGAAGATCAATGGAATGAAATGAATAAATTAGCAATTGATGGCGTAAATGATATAGTGGCACAAGACGTGGCAAATGGTGTCGATTTAAGCGGCCCCAGTGATTTAGATATTTTGGAATATCAAAAAAGTTTAGGTGATTTCTTTGGATAATAACAGTATGGATCAATTAAGTCAATTACAAGTGTCGGGCCCGACAAATCTTAATAGTTCGGGATTGACTAAAACTACAAAATATTTTAACAATTATTTTGACCCTTCTTTGGAATTAAATCAAAATATCAATGATGCTATATTGAGTTATTTTCAACAACAGACTGATAATATTGAAAGTGCAAAAATACTTGTGCAAGCAGTAATTGAAACTGCACAGGCACAGAGAGAAGATCCGTTAACAGTTCTTAGTTCTTTTCAAAGCATGTCCTCGGCGGACTTATCGGCGGCACTGGCTTTATATCTAAATATTTCTAGAGTCAACACCAGCTATCTTGGAATAAAGCAGCAACCGACAACGAATTCTTATGTAACTAGATCTATAGTGTCATGAGCAAGTACAGTCAGGGAAAATACACAGTACAAAATCCTACCAAATATGTTGGAAAGCGAGAGCCAACATATAGGTCAAGTTGGGAATTTGCTTTTATGAGATTTTGTGATAACAATCCCGCAGTAGTACAATGGGCCAGCGAAGCTATCCATGTTAATTATAAAAATCCATTTACTGGAAAAAATACAATTTATGTTCCTGATTTTTTAATCATTTATGTTGATAAAAACGGTAAAAGACATGGTGAAGTAATTGAAGTTAAGCCAACTAAGGAAACAACAATGGAAGCTGCAAAGAGTATAAGAGATAAAGCAGCAGTGGCTCTTAATATGTATAAATGGGACGCCGCAAGAAAATTCTGTGCCGCACAAGGGTTAACATTCAGAGTAGTCAACGAAACCGATATTTTTGCTGGTAGTAAAAAACGGTAAATACCGTTACTATGACACGAAAATTAGAAGAATTATTCAATCTGCCAGATAACATTCCCGAAGATTTAACTCAGGAACAAGCTTCGGCTGCTCTTGAAGAAAAAAAAGCAGTATTTGCAGATATTGACAAAGCCATCGACAAAATAGATGAAGCATTGCCACATGTTAAAGGATTAGATGCCAGTGATCAAGAAATGGATGAGCTGGCCACTCTTGCTAAAGACAAGTTCAATGATCTAATGGATTTAGGGATGAACATGGAAGCAAGATTCAGTGGACAGGTGTTTCAAACAGCTGGCGTGTTACTGGGTCATGCAATTACAGCAAAACAAGCCAAATTGGATAAAAAATTAAAAATGGTCGATTTGCAACTTAAAAAAATGAGGCTGGACCATCAATTAAAACAAGATGGTGCTGTGGGCGAATCAATTGACGGGCAAGGTGTAGTATTAGATCGAAATGCTTTACTGGCCCAGATATTAAACAAACCCAAGTAATAATTGCCAAATTTTAATAAATATCGTATAATGGGAATTAAAATGAAATCGTTTAAAGCTTATCTCACAGAAAGTCATAAAACGTTTGATTTCAGAATCAGATTGGCCTGCGAACTTCCAGACGATCTGATAGGAAAAATTAAAACTGTTTTAGAGGCATATAAATTAGATTCTATCACCAAACCTAAGCGTTTGCCAATTCAAGAAAATCCAGAATTTCCTAATATGGGACCTGTTGAAATTCATATCATGGATGCAAGTTTTCACTATCCTTGTAATGACGAACAAGTCAAAGTATTAATTGCAGAACGTGCAGGAATCAATTTATCTTGTATTAAAGTTACTCCTAAAAATAGTCCGTATGAAGCTGCCAAAGAAGGGTTAGAGCAAAGTAACATTGGCGGTAAACCAGGAGAATCTGTGTTATTACAAGATAACATGGAAAGAGAGCGCCCCGGCAAAGATGGGGAAGCTTTAGTAGGTGATGCACGTATACCTAATTTAATTAAAGAATTAGAAGAAACTAGAAAATACCAATATCCCGAAACTGCTGGAGGCAAAACACCTGTAGCAAAAACAACCAACGAATTGCCGCAAGGCAGCGCAAGTCCAATCGGTACACACAAAAATAAAATAATTAACCCACGTGGTATGAAAGCAGGAAACGGAAAATAATCATGAGCAATAACATTTATACTATTCTAAATAATTTTAATAAAGTAGCTCAAGAGCCACAACAGCCTGCTACACAAACACAGCCTAAGGCCAAGACACGATTACAAGAAAATATGGATCAAGTACTATCAGAAAAGTACATGGGATTCAAAAAAACTGTAGCTGCTGTTAAAAAAGGCGGAGCAGACAATTCTGAAGCAGTTGCTGCCAGTATCGGTCGCAAGAAGTACGGCAAAGAAAAATTTCAAAAAGCTGCTGCCGCTGGTAAAAAATTAGGTGAAACTAGTAGTTTGCAATCAATGGCCGATAAAGATATTGAACGCGATCTTCCTCCAGGAGATGGCACAGGCGGCTATGTCAAAGATATCGATGTGGATGAATCTGCATTACAAGCTTACTTAGGTAATAAGAAGTATGGTAAAGAAGGTATGGATGCGTTACGCAAAGCAGGCCGCGATGGTGCCAGTAAAGAAACAATGGCTAAGATTCGTGCTAAACACGACAAGATGGACGAAGCTGCTAAACCAGACTATATCGACTTAGACAAAGATGGCAACAAAGATGAGCCAATGAAAAAAGCTGCTAAAGATGCTAAGTCTAAGAAAGTACAAGAAGTTGCACCGCCAGGAGCTAAAGCAGAGCGTATGGTCAAGCATATCAAAAAAGGTTATGCCAAAGACGGTAAAGTAACTAAGACAGAAAAAAGTAAAGCATATGGTGCTGCTTGGAAAGCACATAACAAAGGCAAAGTAGAAGAAGCAATAAAAGCCATGATGGAAGCAGGCTTTACCAAAGAACAAATCGTTGAAGGTTGGGACGATATGATGAAGGCTGTTGCCAATCGTAGTAATGATATGAAGACAGGCGAAAAACGTCAAGGTGCTAAAGGTGAAATTGAAAAAACTGCCAGCGGTATAAAGCATACACGCCGGTACGATCGTAAAACTGGTGAAACAGAAACAGGCAGCGATGGTGAGCAAGTAAAGCGCAGTCGCGGTCGTCCTAAGAAATCACAATTTGAAAGTGTGTCGAAAGATTCTACTACTATTAATAAAATGATTGTTGAAACATTCAGAGATATTATTGAAGGTAGTATTCAAGGTGGAGTATGGACAAGTAATCCTCCAAAAAAAGGACAACCTAACGTACCGGTTCCGCAAAACATAGACGGAGGAAGCGTATCCCCTGCTCCTAAAACACCGTCAAAGCCAGCACCATCTAAATCAGAACCCCCAATGGGGTCTATTAAAGGCGGTGTATGGACCAGTACACCACCTAAACCAGGTGAAAAAGGAGTACCGGTTCCAGTTCCAGTTGACGAAGCTGATATGGAAGAAGGCAATGAATTTAGTGGTGCTTTAGATGCTGCTAGAGATTCAGGCGAAGAGACATTTAAAGTAAATGGCAAAACTTATCCTGTTAAAGAAGGTGAAGAACTATTACAAATGCTTCGCATTGCTGGCATTAAAGTATTAGAAGACACACAACTAGATGAATGCGGTATGAGTGCAATGGGCAACGGCATGATGGGACAACATGAACAAGAAGGTCGAATGAATGTCAGTACCAATATGAGCAGCGATGGTACTAAGAGTGTCACTATTACTGCTGACGGAAATTCTGCAACAGAACTAATGCAAATGTTAAAATTAGCAGGTATGGGCGGAAATCACGAAGCTGATCGGACCGAACCAGAAGGTGTACTGGTTGTTAGTACAGACGACGATGAAGAAGTTGAGGAAAATTTAGAAGTTCGTGCAAACCCAGCTGGGGCATCTAGTATTGAACAGGCAAAAAAAATTGGCGCCCAATTCCCACAACAAAATGGAAAAGAACCTAATCTAGCATATAAAATAGGCGAAGAAGACGTCGAGGAAAATTTAAAAGTAGTTCCAAATCCAAGCACTGCTAGCAGTGCAGATCAAGCCAAAAAATTAGGGTCAATGATGCCTGCTCCAGCTGGAGAAAAAGATCCTATCGCTACTAAAGAAAATTTAAAAGTAGTTCCAAATCCAAGCACTGCTAGCAGTGCAGATCAAGCCAAAAAATTAGGTTCAATGATGCCTGCTCCTCCTGGAGAAAAAGATCCTATAGCTACTAAAGAAGCCAAGGACGAACGTTATCATGCAAACACTACGCCGGATGAACATGTAATGCCTGTGCAGGCACAAACAAAAGGCGGAGATGGGGATGTGGCTGGTAAAGAAAAGAAAATGACTCCCCGTGGTTATCAATTTGGTGACAATCCTCAAGCTATGAAAGAAAGCATGAGTTTAAAGTTGATTAAAGAATACGAAACTATTAAGGTAAAAAAATGAAAATACGTGATGTCATCATCGAACAAAATATTATTAAACTAGGAGATAGTTTTGATATTGAGTTAGGCAATTTAGTAATTGAAACTGGTATTGTTGGTTTCATGCCAGATGGCGTCATTGTAGAAGCTGATGAAAAAGCTATGGCACTATTAAATGTTAGTGGAGCATTATTTGAATCAGTTAATTTAAATGAGGCAAATTATTATAATCCCATGGACTATGAAAGAGATCAACAACGCCAAATGGATCTGAGCAAACGTGAATTTAAACGTCAAGAACTTCAACATGAGCTAGGCCACGAAGATGATCCCGACTTTGAACGCAAACTTCGCCAACAACAAATGGATAGAGATCGCGGGCCTTGGTACATTAAGATTGATGGAAAAATTTATTCGCAAAAAGGCCAGCCTAAAGTTTTTGATTGGAAGAACGGAGCCAATAATTACGCTTTAGCTATTATAAAAAATCGACCAGAATTACAGGGAAAAATACTTTTAACAAAAAATCCTGCTGATGATAAAACTGACATCGAAGAAAGTAGAATGGCCGAAGTAGATATGATTTTCAGAGATCTAGCATCAGGAGATAAAGACATTTATCAAGTGTTAACTAATCCCCAAGGTGCAGAAGAAGCATATGTATCGGAAAAATTGCAAGATATGTACGATAATGCTTCGATAGATTTTAGACTACACCCGGATGATGACTTTGAACAAATTATTGATATAATTGCTGATCAATTGGCAGAAGAATACTTAACCGATGACCCTGATCAAGTTTATAATGAGGCAAAATATCAGGGTCGTGAAGTGTCGTTGGGTAAGCCCATGCAAGGCGATGTTAAAAAATCTAAAGTATATGTTCGCGGTCCGAAAGGGAATGTCGTTAAGGTAAACTTTGGCGATAAAAAGATGAAAATTAAAAAATCTAATCCTAAACGCCGTAAGAGCTTTAGAGCCAGACATAACTGCGCTAACCCAGGGCCGAGATGGAAAGCACGTTATTGGTCTTGCAGGGCTTGGTAAATGAAAATAAAAGATATAATCTTAGAAGACAAAGAGGGAAAACTTCCTTCGCGACTCCAACAAGCAACAGTGGGTCTCGATAAATTTCGAGATGAGAAGTTTGCTGACAGAGTATATGAGTTAAATCGTGTTATGATGGCTGTGGCCGCAGCCGACGGAATCGACCCACTGGCACCCACAGTTGATTCAGAATCTTGGGCAGGCAGAAATAATTTAGCTTTTCCGTATACCCCAGAAGAACAAAGGATGTTAGTACATGCGTTTGATGCAGTGGGCAGTCATTACCAAGATTTAAACAATGGCGATTTGAAAAGTCGAGAACTAGAAAGCACTAACAAAGTAAGCCCTGTATCTAAACCAAAGAAAAATAAATTTGGTGTATAATGGATCCGCTTCAAGAATTAAAACTGTTAGCCGGCATAACTAACAGACCAAATTGGACTGCATATCAAGGTTACTCTGGCAGTAACATCAGCGTTACCGGAAATGAAAAAGCCCAGCTGATGCGTAAAAACGACATCAAACCGGGCACTGATGCTTGGTTCAAACTTTGGTTCAGTAAGCCTTATCTTACTGGCGAAAAACCTATCTAAGACTTTGGCTTAATGCCCAAATATTGATACCAACTCTCGTGTCGCACTTGTACAGACCGTTCCTTCCATTTTTTAATTAATTGGAAGTGATCCGGCTTATATGGTGTGCGTAGTGGTTTAATCAGCTTGTGTCCTTTTTTGTGATTACAATTTTTACAGGCTGTTACACTGTTTTCCCAGGTAGTCTTACCTCCTTGAGCACGTGGGATTACGTGATCCAGAGTAAGTTCTTTATGCTCGAAAACTTCACCACAGTACTGGCATTGGTACATATCTCGCAAGAACATGTTACTGCGAGAAAACTTCGCTGACTTTTTAAAGTGGAAGTATTCTTTGGTAACTGCAACACAGGGCACATTCATGCTGAATTTTTCACTACGAATTACCCAGTTTTCATATTCTTCAACCACAGTGATGCGATCCAAGAAATATAGTTTGACAGCATGTTGCCAACCGATAACACTTAGAGGTAAAACTGAAATTGGATTGTAATCACTGTTCAACAGCAGTACGTCAGACATTTTGAACTCACAAAGTTAATACCATAAATATAGTATAACATATTTAATCTATTTTTGCAATCGAAATGTCTAAACCACTAGAATCTGTTCTCGTTAAAAAACCAAATGTTAAACAGTCGTTTACTGAGGAACAGATTCATGAGGTCATTAAATGTGCAGATCCGATAAATGGTCCTCAATATTTTTTAGAAAACTATTTTTATATTCAGCATCCTACCAAAGGAAGATTACGATATCAACCATTTGAGTATCAATCTAGACTAGTAGAAACGTATCATAATTACAGATATTCAATATCATTGATGCCTCGACAGACGGGCAAGTCAACAACAGCCGCGGGATATCTGCTATGGTATGCTATGTTTGTGCCTGACAGCACTGTTCTTGTTGCAGCTCACAAATATACTGGATCTCAGGAAATTATGCAGCGTATCCGATATGCATACGAAAGTGTTCCGGATTATATTCGAGCAGGTGTAACTAGTTATAATAAGGGCAGCATAGATTTTGACAACGGTAGTCGAATAGTAAGTGCTACCACAACAGAAAATACTGGTCGTGGTATGAGTATATCCTTATTGTATTGCGATGAGTTTGCGTTTGTGCGACCCAGTATTGCCAGCGAATTCTGGACGTCGATTAGTCCAACACTAGCAACAGGCGGTAAGTGCATTATAACCAGCACACCAAACAGTGATGAAGATCAGTTTGCACAAATTTGGCGTCAAGCAAATAAACGCATTGACGAATATGGCAATGAAACAGAGTTAGGTGTTAACGGATTTAGGGCATATAGAAGTAAATGGCAAGAGCATCCTGACAGGGATGAAAAATGGGCAGCAGAAATGCGTGCTCAATTAGGAGAAGAACGTTTTCGCCGAGAAATGGAATGCGAATTTATTATTCACGACGAAACACTGATTAACCCTATCTTTTTAACTGAAATGTCGGGAATAGATCCGTTGATTAAACAAGGACAGGTTCGCTGGTATAAAAAACCAGAACAAGGAAATGTTTACATAGTTGCGCTAGATCCTAGTTTAGGTACAGGAGGAGACCCTGCTGCTATCCAAGTATTAGAAATGCCCAGCATGAAACAAATAGCAGAATGGCAGCATAATAAAACATCAGTGCAAACACAGGTAAAGATATTATCTGAGATAACAAAGACATTAGCGGAAACTACAAAATCAAATAATGATGTTTATTACAGTGTAGAAAACAATACCCTCGGTGAAGCAGCACTGGTAGCAATTAGCGAATACGGGGAAGAAAATATAAAAGGTATATTTTTAAGTGAGCCAAAAAAAGTAGGATCGAATAGAACTTATAGAAAAGGATTCACAACAACTAATAAATCAAAATTATCTGCTTGTTCTAAATTTAAAAATCTAATAGAAACTCGAAAATTGCACATTGCAAGTAAAGCATTAGTAAGTGAGTTAAAAACTTTTATAGCAGCAGGCAGCGGATATGCAGCCAAAATAGGGGAAACAGACGATTTAGTAATGTCTATGTTGTTAGCTGTTCGAATGTCTATGTTCTTGCGAGAGTTTGATCCCAACTTAGATGAAAAGCTCAAAGATTCCAGCGATGAAATTTTGATGCCCATGCCCTTCATAATGATTTGATAAATATAATACTATGATAGAAATTGAAAAAGTAGCTGAAAACTTATTTGATAAAATTCGCAGTCGATTCGACGCGGTAAACATTGGCGACGAAAATGCCAAAGCCACGTTAGATCCTACACAGGCTAGATTTTTTAATTTTGATTATGTCATAAACGACAGAAATTTAGGCAATATTACTATAAGTTTGGTTGATTCAAACAACTTAAAAGTATTCTTCGACAAAGATATCGACAGTGAAATGTCACCAGAAGAAAAAGCAGTATGGTATAACTTTTTAAAGTCATTGAGATTGTTTGCAAAAAGAAATATGTTAAGCTTTGATGTTAGGGATATTGCAAAAAGCGGCCTTAATCTTAGAGATCTGAAACACGCAAATAAAAATGCAGAAATATTAGATAAAGACGATATTAAGGTAACAGAAAGTAAACTTTACGGAACAAGAAGAAGTAGTTACCAGAAACTTGAAAACGTAAAGCTAATTGTTCGTCATAGTAAACCTATTGTAGATGAAACTATTCCTGGTGCAAGAAGTCGAAATATCGAATCGTTCTACATCGAAAATTCCTTGGGAGAACGTTATCGTTGTCCCGAAGGCACTACAATAAATGGCGCACGTGCCTTGGCAAGACATGTCAAAAACGGCGGCCAACTCAATGATGATTTCGGAAAACATATTAATAAAATTTTAAGTGAAATGAATGCACTTAAAACATTTACAAGAAATATGCGCGGCCGAACTTTTGAAGACATAGAAACTACACAAATGGTCAACAGTGCAATAGATCATTATGGTAGATTGCACAGAGACTTGCATTCACTTCGCAGCCAACGTGGATACGACCAATACAAAGCATTATGGCAACCTGAAATTATTGACGAAGATGAAATTGACTTGAACTCACTGAGGGAACGTTTCACAAGAAAAATTTTCGATGATAGACTTATGGATGCTCTACCAGTTGTGTATAAAGCTTATAGCAAATATAAAAATCGTGTCGGAGAAGAATTTGAGTCGTGGGCCAACGAAATGTTGGAAACACTAGAAACTAATCCCATCGATGTTCAAAATAAAAAACATGCTCATAAGGGCCAGGACATCGAGGAAGAAGATGAGAATCCCAGCCCATTTGCAAACCAATTAAGCAATCCACGGGATGATGAAGATCAATTTGATAACGATATCATTGATTCTAATTTAGATAATTTATTGAAAAATAACGGATTTGAATTCAAATTCCAAAACAGTGTTTATTACTTCGAAAGCAAAGAAGAAGTCGAACGAGCAAAAGATATAATCGCAGCTTGGAATCCAGATTTCAAATTTCCCCGCATGGGCGTATACGGATACGGATACGGAAAATACGGTAGTACCACAGCGGATAGAGAAATTGGCAGTTACAGTAATGGTGTAATGGAAGAGTTGGGAACTAATCTTCTCAAACAATTAGCCGGCATTACCAAATAACTTGAATTCTGTCTCCGGCACAGTTATACTTTAATTGTGCTAAACAAAAATTTCACTTTTAGTCTTGACAGACTAAATACAATTGTTATATACTGCAACGGTGCGTTATATATCTAGGCACAACAAAGACCATCTTAAATTTATAGGAGAACATTATGGCAACATCTTTAGCAGAAATTCGTGCAAAACTTCAAGCACAAGAAAACAAGGGACAAGGCGGCCAATCAGGCGGTGACAATGGCATTTATGCCCATTGGAATATCCCAGAAGGTACTACAGCTCGTGTACGTTTCCTTCCAGACGCAAATACAAAAAATGATTTTTTCTGGGTCGAACGACTTATGATTAAACTTCCTTTTGCTGGTGTAAAAGGGCAAGTTGATAGCAAACCTACTTTTGTACAAGTACCTTGCGTTGAAATGTGGGGCGAAGCATGTCCTATCCTTGCAGAAGTTCGTACTTGGTTCAAGGACAAGAGTCTTGAAGAAATGGGTCGTAAGTACTGGAAAAAACGCAGTTATATCATGCAAGGATTTGTACACGAAAATCCTCTCACTGATGACAAACCCACAGACAATCCGATTCGTCGATTCATTATCAGTCCTCAGATTTTTAATCTCATTAAAAATGCTTTGATGGATCCTGAGTTGGAAAACTTGCCAACTGACTACGAAGCTGGTCTGGATTTCAGTATTAAGAAAACCAGTAAAGGCGGATATGCTGACTACAATACTAGCACTTGGGCACGTAAAGAATCGGCACTGACTTCTACAGAACTGCAAGCCATTGAAAAATTTGGATTGTACAATCTGAATGACTTTTTGCCTAAAAAGCCATCTGACGCAGAACTAAAAATTATCAAAGAAATGTTTGAAGCCAGTGTGAATGGTGAACCATTTGATGCTGATAAGTGGAGTGCTTATTACAAACCAGTTGGAATGGCTAGTACTGCTGGCAACAAACAGTCTGACGACGAATCTACTCCAGTTTCGAAACCTGTTGTAGTATCCCGTCCAGCACCTGCGGCAACACACGACGAACCTCCATTTGAAGTAGATGAGCCAGAAGTTACTGCACCGGTGGCAGCAGCCAAACCTGCTAGTCAACGTGCCGAAGACATTCTGGCAATGATTCGCAATCGTCAAAAGTAATGAAACTAACGGTTGTTCTAGGCACCTCGGGAGAGGTGTCTTTTGATATTCTGCTCTTTGATAATGAATTTGTCCGTAAATGGACTGAAGAATTTCAATGGTGCTTAGACAACTGTGAAATAGATCAAGAAGAATCTTTTTCGGGCTTACTATCTCTTCGTGAGGCAGGTGAAAAATTATATAATGCTTGTGTCGTGATAAATCGGTATTTAAAAAATTTTATTGAGTTAAGATCCGACCTCGAGACTCAATCGCAGGAATATTTTAATTACCTACATACAAAATTCGAACAGCTAAGTGGAGAGTTCGGTAAGCCCACCCGTTTATTTTCTATTGCGTCAGATGAACTTAAACAAGCAATACGAGAATTAAATTTTTACGTTCATCGAATTGAAAAACAAAAAGATCAATTAAATAGATTCACTGTTAGATTTAATAAAAATCAATATAGGCGAATATCAATGATTGAGTCTGATTATAATTATTGTGAATTTAAATTAGACCCCGGGGTAATGTTTGTAAATTATGCTGAACTAGGTAAAGATTTTTACGATTTGTATAAAGATGGATTAAGCGTCGATTATAAAGGATTTAAAAATCTTCACTATTATAGTGGTGACATTACACTATTTTTTTACGATTACGATCCTTTGTCAAATTTGGATTACGTAGACTTTTTAAAAAATAATAATATTGACCCTAATGATAAAAAATTAGGACATGGAAAAATACCTCTGGGAAGAGTATTGGATTTAAAAGATAGCTTCTGTAAAATACAGAAGTTTAAATTTATTAAAGAAATAAAAATTAAGGAATAACTATGGCAACAAAACCTTTTGATGTAAGTAAATTTAGAAAAAATATTACTAAAAGTATTGATGGTATCAGCGTTGGATTCAGAGACCCGGACACATGGATCAGTACAGGTAACTATGCATTGAACTATCTTGTAAGCGGAGATTTTCATAAAGGGATTCCCCTGGGCAAAGTTACTGTATTTGCTGGCGAATCTGGTGCCGGAAAAAGTTTTATTTGTTCCGGCAATTTAATTAAGAATGCACAACAACAAGGAATTTTTCCTATCTTGATTGATACAGAAAATGCACTCGACGAAAAGTGGCTACATGCTCTTGGCGTAGATACTGCCGACGATAAGTTGCTAAAACTTAATATGGCTATGATCGACGATGTAGCTAAGATGATCAGCGAATTTGTAAAAGAATACAAAACTTTAGCGGAAGCAGAAAGGCCAAAAGTTTTATTTGTAATGGATAGCTTAGGTATGCTGTTAACGCCAACTGATGTTAATCAATTTGAAGCAGGTGATATGAAAGGCGACATGGGCCGAAAGCCCAAGGCATTAACTTCACTGGTACGTAATTGTGTTAACCAATTTGGTGATTTGAATATTGGATTAGTTGCAACCAATCACACATACGCAAGCCAAGACATGTTTGATCCAGATGACAAGATCAGTGGCGGACAAGGCTTTATCTATGCGAGTTCTATTGTTGTTGCAATGAAGAAGATGAAGTTGAAAGAAGACGAAGACGGCAACAAGATTACGCAGGTCAAAGGTATTCGTGCAGGTTGTAAGATCATGAAAACACGTTATGCTAAACCTTTTGAAAGTGTACAGATTAAGATACCCTACGAAACTGGCATGAATCCTTATAGCGGACTTGTTGACATGTTTGAGGGAAAAAGTTTATTGCAAAAAGAAGGCAACAGTCTTAAATATACGCTAGTAGACGGTACAGTGATTAAACAATTCCGTAAAGCGTGGGAGCGTAACGACGATGGTAATTTGGACAAAGTTATGCAAGACTATGTTGCCAATCCGCATAGATTAGTTACTACCACAGCAGAAGAATAAGTACACAATGAAATTGACTGACATTTTGACATTGCATGTAGAATTAAGCTCTAAGTGTAATGCTTGGTGTCCTGGATGCCCTAGAAATTTAAATGGTTACGGATTACGATCAGGAGTAGATCCAACTAACTTAGATTTAAGTAAATTAAACTATGCAGTAGACAAATTGCCAAATCTTAATAGGGTGCAACTATGTGGAAGATTTGGTGATCCGTTGATGCATAATCAATTTGATCAAGTAATTGATGACTTGACTACAAAATCTTACCATTTACAAATTCATACTAATGGCAGTTTAAGAAATGCAACATGGTGGAAAACTTTAGGAAATAAACTATCAAATTATTCACATGAAATTTGGTTTGGATTAGACGGTTTAGAAGATACACACAGTTTATATAGACAAGCAACGGATTTTAATAAAGTAATTGAAAACGCCCGCGAATTTATTGCAGCAGGCGGAAATGCTATATGGCAGTTTATTCCTTTTAAGCACAATGAACATCAAATTCGAGATTGTATTAAACTAGCAAAAAAAATAGGATTTAAAAAATTCGAAATAATCGAAGGAGTTAGAAATCCTATAACTGCTAAACATTATATTACCGGCCAAGAATATGATTTGATTCCTTGGTCTAAGAACAGCGAATTGAATTATAGAGAATATACACCAAAATTAGTTTTTGAAAATTGTGCTCACCTTAAAGCACCTGGACTATATATTACTGCATCGGGAAAATATACACTTTGTTGTCACTTCGATTCTGTGTACCCTGAACATAAAAGTGTTTTATTTGATACTATTGAAGAAACAGTACCATTGGATATAGAATATGAAATTAAAACGACTCCGCGTCCATTATGCATAAAGTCTTGTGCAAATCTGCGAATGGAAAGAAAACTATTCACCCTTAATCAATAGGAATAAAAATGACAATCGAAACAGACACATTAGTAGAAGTTTATTCTATATTAAAACAATATATTCCTCAAAAAGATAGACAAGAAGCATCAGACAATTTGATGAGCATACTTGTCGATTTATTGGGGGATATAGAGCTTAAAGAATTTAGTGTAACTGATGCATACACTAAACGTAGTTTTGACGAATACGCCGGAAATTACGAAGAAGATGAAACCGATGAAGATTACGAAGAATAATGTGGTATAATAAAGTAGTATCCGACATGGGTAATATTCCCGCCTTCATAAATTATTATGAGGATGAGTTGATACAGGCTAAATTTGAGTGCAATATTAAAGGTAACTTAGAAAAGAATGTTGCATCGTTGCCTGGCATTACAGAACAGAGATTTAATCAGTTACAAGAAATCGAAGCGGTACTACAGTATCTTAATCTGCAATTAAGAAAAATTAGAAAAAAACATTTTCAGAAATATCTTGAAAATTATCCAAGAGCATTAACTAGCAGGGATGCTGAAAAATACGTAGACGGAGAAGATGAAGTCATTGATTTTGAGACAATCATCAATGAAGTTGCGTTAGTTCGGAATAAGTGGTTGGGTCTGATGAAAGGCCTGGAAAGTAAAAACTTTATGTTAGGACATGTCAGCAGACTCAGAACCGCGGGTATGGAAGATATCACTTTATAAGTAACAATATGAATATTGTATTAGTAACAGGTGGATTTGACCCAGTTCATTCTGGGCACATTGAATATTTTAAAGCTGCCAAATCATTGGGTGACATTTTAGTTGTTGGTGTTAACAGCGATGCTTGGTTGCAGCGTAAAAAAGGTCGGGCATTTATGCCATGGGCAGAGCGAGCTGCTATCATCGATAATTTAAAGGTAGTGGATTTTGTCTACGAATTTGAAGATGACGACGGATCTAGTATAGATGCTATTTTAAGAGTAAGATCAGTATATCCGGATGCTAAAATTATTTTTGCCAATGGCGGAGACAGAACCAAAGATAATATTCCAGAAATGGCCTGCCAGGACAATAATTTAGAATTTGTATTTGGTGTAGGCGGCGAAAACAAATTAAATTCTTCAAGTTGGATTCTTGAGGAATGGAAAGCGCCTAAAACATCTCGTACTTGGGGCTATTATAGAATTTTGCACACTTGCGGCCCGGGCACCAAACTTAAAGAGCTTACAGTTGCACCTAAAACTTGTTTAAGTATGCAACGGCACGAAAAAAGATCAGAATTTTGGTTTGTAGCCCAAGGCGAAGCTACTGTGTACACTTTAGACGCTAGTAGTACAGATCACGATTTAAAATGTAGTTTAAAAGTGCATCAAAGTACATTTATCGACAATAATGAATGGCATATGCTGTGCAATGAAACAGATAAGCCACTGAAGTTGATTGAAATTCAATACGGCGAAAACTGTATCGAAGAAGATATAGAACGACGGTAAATTATTTCTTAGGTAATTTACCGTAGTTTACCCAATCCCAATCTTCATCAGTCATTGGAAGCCAATTAGTAGTATCCATTGTATCCTCGCTTGATTGCATTTTTCTTGCTTTCGGCAATTATTTCGGCCCACCCTATTAAAAAATTCCAGAGTTTGGTTGCGATTTTCATATAAAATTTCTCCTAGCAGTTTGATAGTCATAGTGTCTAATCCAAAATTCTATTTCGGCTGCACTTTTGGGTTGTTTACTTAAAATATAAGATTCTATGTTGTCTTGATAAGATGTGTCTTTAAAAAGACTTTTGATCCATTTTAAAAAGTTCATGTTATTCCTTTATCAGTGTTTCCACTATTAGTGTTTCTACTAGTATTTATGTTGCGTTGCAACATCTAAACTGATATTAGAATTAAAAATAAATATATGATCATGACCAACGACCTACGAAAACTAATAAATCTTATTTCTGAAGCAGAAGAATTAACTGCTGCACCTTCTAGCCTAGAAGATCCCAAAATTAAAGAAATAGCAAAAGATATCAAGCAAGGGGAAGTTCCCCAAAGCGTTTTGGGAAAACTAAAACATTTCTTGGTCAGTCTATTAGATCCTACTCCCCCGCCTAGTAACGAATATCCAGAACCGCCCATAGAAGAAGCAGGCAAGCAGTCTAATATTATAAGTGCAGACTTGCAAATCTATGAATTATTAAAGAGAACTAAACCCGAAGATGCAGATAAAGTTTGGGCGTTCTATAATAGGGCAATGTTAGCGGATCACATTATTCCTATGTGCATTTCCAAAGATATTGTTAAACAGGATGATCAAGACAGAATTTTAAATTTGTTTATTAATGCACCTGGTACACTAGAAGATAAAGTTAGTTTGGCAGCTCAATTAGAAGGCGCTGGAGTTATTAAAACTAAAGAACTATTAAAACCAGGAAGTGGTAGTATCGACAAACTTATTAATTACAAGAGTGTAGTTTTAGATAATATTAAAACTAAACTTATTAATTTTAAAGTCAGTCCTAGCACTACAGCAGTTAACACAGGTGATGGAGAAGCATTTTTTCTTATCTTAGGATCGGGGATTAATAAATTAAGCCCAGGTGATCTTAATGTATTGGGCAGAGAGATAGAAGTAAAAGCTCAGGGTGCTCGTCTTAAAGGATTCGGCGGAAAGGGCACTTATGGAGATGGTGCTACTTATTGGCCAAAGTTTAATAAGCAACTGATTGGTTTACTTAAGAGACCTGGAGTGACTTACTTACAGGATGCAACAGGAGTAGACCTAAGTTCCGAACCTTTGCATTTTGGATCTGCGGCTACTACTGCATTAAGTGCAGCATTGAAAGTTGCTAAACCTGGTGAAAAATCAGTGAAAGCAATGTTCGACGAAGCACTTAAGCACATCTATCCTAAGACTACGCCAGAGATGAGAAACAACGTTTTGAATACAATTCAATCGGACGGCAGTTTTAATCCCGACGAATTTCGAAAAGGTTGGTTCATGCTCACCTATGAATACTATATGGCCACCAGTGTAGATAAGAAAACAGGTGTAGGATTTGACGGTATTCTTTTTATACATCAGCCTACGTTTACTTACAACTATATCAAAGATAAAACCCAATTAGAAAAAGATTGGGCTCAATTCGAATTAAATCCAGGTCTTTATAATTGGACTGATGCACCCAGCGTAGCACCTAAGATTACTTTTGGTAAAGAGGAAAGAGCTCGGAAAAGCAAAGCCAAAGCCACTTTACAAAAAGTAGATCCTAGCGCAGTAATCGCTAAAACACATGGAGTAACCGGACTAAAACCAACTCGGTCAAAACCAGCGCCAGAAACTCCCACCGTCTCTACACCACGTGCCCGCAGATAATATTTGACATTAATTCCTGATTAGCATATAATAACTCCATAGGGCCTCTAGCTCATGTTGGTTAGAGCAGCGGACTCATAATCCGTTGGTGCCGTGTTCGACTCACGGGGGGCCCACCAAATTTTAAATATGAAAAAACTAATTCAAGACACTGGTGGCTTTCAACTGTATGCAGAATTCAGGCCCATAGAGGCATTGAATAATCAGCAATACGAATTAAAGTTTACAACCAAATGGGCAGACAGTAAAAACCCTGATGAAGAAATGGTTAAAGCACAATTCATTTTAAATGATGAAGCCGCAGACATTCTTTGGAAACTTATAGGAACAAGTTAAATGAGAATCAGCGATTTACCGTACAGTGCAATACCTGACGACAAGCTTATTCCAATGATTTCGATTCGCGAAAATACACCCCCAAACAGTATTGTACTAAATGGCGGTGGCAACGTAGAAATGCTTCGTGTAGCAAAAGATGGATTTTATGTCCGAGGTGAAAAAGTTCCAATGGATGACAAAGAAGCAGAAA